TGCCGCGCCCCTGAGCCTCAAGAGTCCTTGCCTTGCGCTCGGTTGCCGCGATGATGCGGTCCCGCGTTGCCTTTGGAAATCGGTTTCGGTTCAAGACTAGGTCCGGAAGGTCCAGAGCCTTTTCGAGATTCGGAACATGCGCCGCCAAGCTGGAGAGCCGCAGCCCCTCGAAGCTGCGACCGCTCGCGCTCTGGCCGGGAGTGCTGAGCATTAGCGCGTAGGCTGCGAGGTCCGAGTCTAGCTCGTTCGTGGTCTCGCCCGCCGTCTTGTAGGCATCCACGGTTTTGCGGAGCCCGTCGATAAACTCACTCTTCTCCTGCCAGTTCTTATACATGCCGGACCCCCGGATCGTAGTGTCAAGAAACTTGTTCGGCTCGAAGTCTCCCTGGTCAGTCACGAGACCCTCGCCCCCGTAGGTAGGGGCGACCGGAGGAGCCTGCTGGGCGGCAGGGGCTACAACTGGAGATGCGGGCGCGGGCGCGGGACCCTTGGGGACGACTTCTGGAGTCCTGCTTACGTGTTCCTGATAGCTTTGATATACCTCCAGGGCCTCCTGGTCCGAAAGCTTGGCCGCTGCTGAGGGCGGTAGCGCCTTGGAACTGAACAGCCACGCGCGAACCTGAGACGGGTCAGCTTCGTTTGCCGGCTTTGGGGGAAGACTGGCCGCCCACTCGGTAGGGGAAGGGGCCACCACGCTAGGGGTTGCCGCGAAAACGTCCTTGGGAGCCACCTCGATGCCGGGGGCCGTCCCGCCTTCGGGAACCTCCGGCTCATTGTCGTTCTGGATCAGGAACGCCCTTGCCTTGCGGGCCATCTTCTGATACTCCGCCAGCGCCGGATTCGCCTTGCCGGGAACCGTGGTGATGTCTTCTCCGAAAGTGTTGATCATGCGCGTGACCTTTTGGCCCCGCTCGTTAACCGAGGTGACTTCTTTCCCAGCGAGGCCCATCTCAGCGAACTTTAGAGTTCGCTCCATGTCGGCATACTTCTGGCCAACCTCTGCCATGCTGGCGTAGTCCGGCTTCCCGTCCTTCATCAGCGGGAGGTTGTAGCGCCGGTAGGCGTCAACGAAGTCCTTCGTCAAGAGGGTTTTTCGCTCTCCCATCGCCTTCTCGCCAGCCAGTAGTTGCTGCTCCTGGCGGGCCTGGATCGCTTCGGGCGACAGAGCTTCCTGGGCCTGCTGAAGCTTCACCTTCCGCTCTTGGTCCAGCACCGGCTGGTTCTGCGCGCGCTCGATGATATCCTGCATCGACACTAGGCCGGTGCGATACGCATCCGAGAGCTTGGTCACCGCGTCTTGCGTGACTACGGGCTCAATCGGCGACACGAGCGGCTGCCCCAGCGTGGAAATCTGTTTTGGTTGAACATCTGCAATTCCGGGCATAGTAAGTCTTTCGTCTTTGGAATTCTACCCCAGAGATGGAACTGACCACCCTCGGTAACTACCACCGCCAGCGGATGCGGTTGTCATCACCCCGTTCCCACCGCCCCCACCGCCGGAGTTAAAGAAACTCCCGATGCCACTGAGCATACCACCACCAGCGGCTCCCGCGAGTCCTCCGGTAATCGACCCGATCATCTTGTTTCTAGCTTGTCCCTTGGCCATGATGCCTTCCGCCTCCGCTTTCCCCTGGCCGAGCGTCAACTCGTTTTGCGCTCCAATGCGAGCCAGCCAAACGTTGGCGAGGTCCGCCCCGGAAAGACCGGACTCGGGAAGCATCTGATCCCCGAGGGTGAGTATGCCAGAGGCGGCATTGATGTTCCCCATCTGCTGCTGCTGGAGCCTCGGGAAAAGTCCCTGTAAAATCTGCTGCCGCTGGGCATCGAGGTTGCTGGCCGCCGTCAGCAGGCTGGAGGCTTGGTCCTGGCGCTGCTTCTTGAGGTTGAGCCCCGCCGTGCCGAGAACTTGCCGTAGGATCACCCCACCCGCGCCTCGGGCGTTGGCCGCCCCCGTAGCTCCGCCGGCCTGCTCCAGACCGGCCCGCATAAAGTCTGCCTGGACATCCGGCGGAAGGGTTGCGCCGGCTTTCAACTCCTGGAGAGCCTGATCCACCATCAGGTCTTTGGCCTCCTGCGCGCCCGGAACTTCCCGCATCGCTTCCTGCGCCGCCCGGGCGGCGACGGTGTCACTGTCCGCCTTTCCAATTCCGGTAAGCTGTTCCGTGAGTTTCTGCTCCGCAATCCCGCGCTGCTTGGCCAACTCCGGATCAATCTGCGCCTGGAGAGCGAGACGATTGGCCGCCCGCTCCGCGTCCCCCTGCTGGGCGAGCTTGTTCACCACAGCCGGGTCCATGTTCTGCGTGATGTTGTCCTGGGCAGCCTGGATGGCTTTCTTCTGGGCCTCGGCGGCCTTCTTCGCATCGTTCATGCCCATGATGCCGCTGGCGATACCGCCGGCAACCCCAACCGCTGCTGCTATTACGCCCATATTAAATCCTCTTTGACATTACCGCACTATGTTCCTGATACCCACGGCGACGATAAAATCGCGTCATGGATTTCCTGTTGACAAACCCCGAAATCCCGAGCAAGACCCGCTCACACCCAAGCTTTTTACAGCCCGCCTCGAAAGCCTCCAGCAGCGCCAGGGAACCCGCCCCGCGCCGGGATGGATTCACCCACCATGCGTGCTCATGCCCGCTCTTGATCCCTGTCTTCAGATCGTCGAAAACTACCCCCACCAGAAACCCCTGTGGCGTGCGGTCCTCGTCAAACAGGCCGTAGCTAAGCCCATTCGGCAGCCCGGCCATCGCCCAACACGAATCTGCCACCGCCGGCCACAGAATCGGGTCCGGGACCCGATATTCCGGCAGCACGTCGCGTGCGATCAAGTCCAGAACAAGCTGCCGGGTCTGCTGTGCGTTCAAGCGTTCCACCATCTTAAACAAAGGTCGTCCCAAAACATCACGGCGTATAGAACTTCCTTGCAGTTCGCTTAATAAAATACACTCCCCGGTAAGGGGGTAGGTTCTCGTGGGACTCCCCGCCGCCAACGGAAGAGGTGTTGGACGCCGGCAAAAATCCGTATTGTATGCCCACCGACAAGTCAAACGGACCCCCCGCAACGCCCGCCCACTGCACGTAAGTATGGGCATGGGCGGGTATCTCGGGGATGGCCAGCGTATGCCGCTCCTCGCCGCCAGTTTCTCCCGGAGCGATGGTCTTGGCTGGGTCACCGTCATAGGTCTCCGAGTTCGTCCCCGCACCAACCGGAAAGCGAAAAGCAAAGTCTAAATCCACCTCCCACATAGACCCCGTAGAATCCGTAGGCGGATTATACACCGGGTTTGCGCCATCGCCGCCGTCGTAAGCCCAAAGGGCGGACTCCGTGCCCTTCCAGATTCTCACCTCGCTCCCCGAGGCCGGAGAGGGATGCGGGGATAGCCACTTACTTACCGAAGCATCCCATACGAACCACCGGATCATCTGGCCATAGTCAAAGCCAGTCGTCTCAGTGGCGTCGCGCTCCGTCCGCAGCCATACCGGCGGATCGATCGTAGTGGGCAACGAGTTGCCGATCGAAAAGGCCGGCGTGAACGAGGCGGTGATGTCCTGGGGCCGGTATTCCTTGGTGACCGGGTCCCAGACATACCACTGCGTTCCGTTCTTCAACCACGGCCCGACGTTCGAGGTCGGCGCAGTGTCTCCAATAAAAATGAAGTTCGTCCCGGAGGGGGACAAGATTTTCATCCGGCGGATCATCTCCGCGAAAAAGTCGTTGGGCGACCCGCGAAAAGTGGCGGGAAGCGGTGCGGCTTGGATGAACAGGTTTGTAGAATTCAGGCTCATAGGTCAAACATAGGTTTCGATGTCCCCGAACGCTTGGCGGTCACAATAGAGACGGTTGCTAAGTTGGTCGAACAGAACGAAATCGTAAAGTCTCCCAGGTGGAGTGGGAACAGTGACCTGAGAAAATCCGGAAGTTGGATCGATCCTCTGGATAGTGCCGCCGGAGTTTTTGACTGAGTAGATCAGACCGTTGCAGTCGTTGTAGTCAATCCACCGCACGCCTCCGGCATAAGAGATCGATCCGACAACCGCATCCCCGTTGTTGGGGTCGATGAAATACAAAGTCGTGCCGGCGTGTATGGCAATGAGCCCAATTCCCCGGATATACCAACACGACCCGGGGACCACCGTGGGCGCTGGCCCAAACCCGTATGTGAAGGCGTGAGAGATCGGGTCCCACTTGTTGTAAAGATGCGTCATCGAGGACTCAGTGACGTAAAGCGAGTCATTGTCCGGACAATACGCCGCGAAACCAGAGTTTCTTCCGTCCCCAACGTAGTAGCCGACAGTAGTCCGCGATGCGGGAGCGCAATCCACCACTCGGACTGCGAGCGATCCGAGATTGGAACCCGGGATGTATAAGTGGCCGCGCCCGGCGTCATACGGCACGATGCGCTGATAGAGAACCGGGATGTTCGCCCCCATGATCCAGGTGTTTGTCACGGCGTTGAGAGTCGCCAGATCATACCACGTCACCCAGCCCTGGTTTCCGAACACGACACAGGTCCCGTATTTCGTGTCAATGATACTCTCTCCGTGAGCGTTCCCTGTGGACGCTTTCGCTTGGGAGTTTATCAACCCAAGAGTATCGGTGGCGTGCGCCAGGAAAGCCGCGTTTGCCGTGTCAACGACGCTAACCGTAATCTCCCACGGAGCGGCGATGTCGTTGTAGGTATCCACAGACCAAAGCCGCTGATTCGTTCGGTCCAAGCAACCATACAACCGTTTGATGCTCCCATCCCAGTTCGACACCACGGGGTATGTTGCCAGCGGGTCACACCCGTCAAGATCACATTCGCAAGTCTCCACGTTCAAGCTCTGGAACTGCGGGCAGGCTCGGTCATCGCAGACACACTCACAAAGCGTCTCGTCCCATCGAAAGTATCCGGCGCATACCTGTTCATCACACCAGCAATCACACCGGTCAAAGTCGAAGTGGTATCCCGGCTGGCATGGTGTTTCGTCGCACCGGCAATCGCAGGTCTCCGTATCCCAGACAAAGTTTCCGACGCAATCCGCGATGTCGTGCAACGCCGCTCGGCAGAGGGGGGCGCTCAAGGGAGAGACGCCGTTGAGTGTGATCGCCTGGAGGGTGTAGCACCCGCCCGCGCAGACCTCGAATACGCTGGAAAGTTCGTTGGAAAACACCGGAGCGTAGGTCCCTCCCGGATTTGTGCGGTCCAAGTTCTGGTAAAGCGTGAAATTCGTCGCTCCAGTCGGCCTGGGGATCGGAATCTGAAGCGGCGCTTCTCCGGACGAGGAGACGGGTTCCGTTTGGCTGACCTCGTTGCCGTCCTTGTCGGTAAGCACTATCTTCCACCAGCCCGGGCTGCACACATACGCGGTGTAGGCCGCCAAACACTCCTTCAGCAGGACATACGGACCTGTGATGTCCCCCTCTTCCTCTGCTCGGTAGAGGGACATGCAGATCAGGTCCGGGTAGTTGGTCCAGGTCAGGAATTTGTTGCACTGGCCGGCGAAACGCAGACCAGTCGGAGCCGCTGGACCCTCCACGTCAAGCACAAAGAAGCTGGAACCCGATCCGCTAAATCCAGGAGGGCAGATCGCGGGGGTTATGTAGTTGATGCGGACATGCCGCAGCTTTAGCACATCGAGGACGCTATTCATCAGACTCCTTCAGTCCCATCGAGGTAATCACCGGGAGCATAGCATTCAATTCGTTGTCTGCGGACTTCGTGGCGATGATCTCCGCCACACGATCCGCTGCCTCTTGGGACACGAGGCTTTCCGCAAACCCAACACCCACCGCGAAGAACCCATCTTCGGTGAGCGAAACCGTTTTCGCTGCCGCGTAGTCGGTAAGCGCCTTCGCCTCCAGTTCCGCTACCGAGTCCTCGTAGGAAGTCTGATTGGTTCCGACTCCGTCGAAGCGGACCGAATTGTGCGGGGTCTCGTCGCCGCACGCCTCCGCGTTGCCGGATAAATCTTCGGGAACGAGAAAGGCAAACGGCCTGACCCACTTCAAGGTTGCCGGCCCATGACACACAATGAGGATTTGAAAATCGCGGTCGATACTATCGTCATCGTTGGTCTCAACGCCACAGGAGCCTAACGCAGAATCGGGCGCTTGCTGGTTTGCATCTTCCGTCCTCAGCGTCCGTGATTGCGGCTTGAACGAATAGACCGTTGTGTTGGCATCCATCGTCTGATCGTGAGACAGGCTGCCTTTGTCAACCCGGACAGTTCGGCTCATTATCTGGCGGAAGGCTCCGCGCGTGCTGCCCGCGTAGTAAACCCCGATATTCAGGTCCTCTTCGATTCCCGCAAAACCAAGGTCAACCCAGGCAAGCCGGCACCGCACTCCTGGGGGCTTGCCTTGGATAGAAGCGGTAGGCCCAAAGTATCCGCGCGTCAAGACCGCCCAAGTGATGGGACATTGAGAATCCAGGCGGTCCGAGATAAACGACTCCCATAGCCGGTTCTTTCCGTCGTAGTCCACCGACACATGGTAAAGCCGTTCTGTGTTGACCATCTGCCCGTAAATCCATTCGACAGGCCGTGTCCCGGTCCAGTATCCGGCCCACGATGGACCTGAATCATCCGAAAGTGTCGCCAAGCTCGCATGGTTTAGGACCCAGGTGTGCCGATTGTAGGAGTCCTCCGCCGGAACGGACACCATCAAAAATTGACCATACACGCCAACCGCAACTTGCGAAATGTCATCACTGACGGTAGTCTTGCTGATCATCATCTCGTTATCCCGCACGGGAAGACGAGCCGTGATCTTTCCGCTGAGCGCCGGATCATAGAAAACAACTCCCGCCGGGGAAAACCAGACCAGCCGGCCATAATGAGACACCACGGACCGATCCGACTGGCAACCAACCCCGATTACCTCCTCCTGGAAGTTCGGGGTGGCGATCCACTGGTCACGCTCGCGGATGTTGGCTTGGAGAAGCGATCCATTTACGGCGGTGAACACCATTAGCTGCGGGGCTTCGATGGACGGAGTCACGGCCATCGCCGTCACGTCAGACACGAAGAAAAACGAGGACTGTCCCCCCAGGTATCCACTCTCGCGAAAGCTGAATGGGTCCGCGATGTCGCTGGCGAATACCTGGTGGCCAACCGCAACCCACAGCCGGTCCCCTACCCAGGACATATTGCTGCCCGCCGGAGTTCCATACGCATCCCCGGAAACGTGTCCGGCGTTTGCACCATCATACCAACCCGGGGCCGTGAGGCCGCCGTCCTGCATGAAGATCACCGCCTTGGGAGAGATGGCGGTGATTCCAGGAGCCGCCCCTCCGCCGATCCTCTCCGCCGACTGAACTGCCTGCTCCCAGTAAATCCGCTTCGCATACGGAGAAAACTGAAGGCCCTCGATCTGACGAAAGTTGTTATACGGCCAATCCGCGACATAGACTTTTCCATCCACGACAGCCAGAATTTGCTCCAGGCCCTCGATGGGTCGAAACCGAAATCCGCCCTGGAGGTTTCCGTCCGGAAGTGTCGCAACGCATCGATGCCCAGGCCGGCAGGAAATCGAGCCGCCCACATTCAGGGTGTTGATCCCCATCCAGTAATATCCCAACGGGATTTGGCTGGGGTCCGTGTCAGACTTAACTCCAGAGAAAAACGTCCCGTCGAAATCTATAATCCGAGTGGATGGGCTTGGGGGCATAGGCTACAGGATGTCATAGTCGCATTTGTCCTGCGGGTTATTCATGTCGATCACCTGAATCGGATGATAGACCGGAGGCTCCGCCATCTGCTGCGACTCAAGTTCAAGCCGCGCCGCGTCCGCTTCGTAGGAGTGTGCCTCCCCGATTTGGTTATCTGAAATATGCTTCCGCGCCTGCACCGCCATAAGCAGAGCCACCCGGCTGCGGAGCGGAATGTGGTCATACCTCGAAGTGAAAACCGGATTCGTTCGACGGTAGGCAATCCGGACCCAGTTACACGATCGGTTCAACTGGATGCGACGATACTGCGGGAGCGTCTCGTCGGGCTCCATGACCGACAGAAGAACGCCGGTTGCTCCGGAGTCGTCAGTCGTAGATACGCGCACGCTTCCCGCCGTTGGCTCCTTGTAAAGCCCGGTGACCCGCGCGACGGTCGGAGCATCCACGTCAGGAACAGCCACCCCGTAAATCGTGGGTAACTGGTATCCGTTGATCCAAGTTCCGGTATTGTCTTGGCGTCGGAGGATGTTCCCCCCTACGTCGAACCCGTAAACAATAACCTGCTTGTTATTATCCTCGGGGGTCTGTAGGTAAGTCACGAGCTTCGCCGGCTGGACGAGGTCTCGGTAGGTGCAGTGAAATTTTCCAGCATCCACCCACTTCCAATCACAGGCCGTTCGACAGTCGCCGGGGCCGTTGAGATGGAAAGAGAAAAGCTGCCCAACCCCGAGCACCGGCTGTCCTCCGATGTTCACCCCGATCACCGTGTCCACCTCGCGCGGGAGCGCCACGCACCTGCGGCCACAGCTCGCCGGGCTGCTGCACGGGGCCGTCCCGTCGCAACTGGCGCAGCCGGCGGTGCAAATGTCCAGGTAGCCTTTCCAGCCCTCCAGGTCTTCCTTGTTGGCAATCATCGACACTGAATCACCGAGCCATCGAAACAGCTTGGTGTCGTCGCAAACCCCTATGATCTTGCGGGCCTCGTCGTAAACGTCTTCGACTCGAAACATGAGTTAACTTCGCCCTTTCCTAGTCGGTTTCTTTTTC